CTTGTAGACATCGCCCTTGTCCAGCGGCCGACCCGCCTTGCTGGTGGCGCCCTCCGCCCGAAGGCGAGCGACCGTCTCGATGCCCGATCCCGTCTCGGCGAAGATCTCGAATACGCGGCGCACCCGCGGGGCTTCGTCCTCGTTCGCGATCAGCTTACGGGCCACGACGTCGTAGCCGAGCGGCACCTTGCCCCCCATCCACATGCCGCGCGCGCGGGAGGCCGCGAATTTGTCGCGGATTCTCTCGCCAATCAATTCACGCTCATACTGTGCAAAGCTGAGCAGCATGTTGAGCGTCAGCCGGCCCATCGAAGTCGTTGTCGAAAAGGACTGAGTCACACTCACAAAGGTGACGCCGTGTGCCTCCATCGTCTCCACGAGCTTCGCGAAGTCCATCAGCGATCGGCTGAGCCTGTCGACCTTATAGACAAGGATATTGTCTATCCGCCCCTGCTCGATGTCGGCCAGCAGTCGCTTCAACGCGGGGCGGTCGAGGGTACCGCCACTGAACCCGCCATCATCGTAGCGGTCGCGGACCAGCACCCAGCCCTCAGCGCGCTGGCTATTGATATACGCCTCACACGCATCGCGCTGCGCTTCGAGCGAGTTGAATTCCTTCTCCAGCCCCTCGTCCGTGGATTTCCGAGTGTAGACCGCGCAGCGCAGCTTCTTCGTGGTGGCCGGCATGGCCGGCTCGATGCGGGCGCGCCGGCTCATGCGCCACCCCGCGCGCGCAGCCCGAAGAACGTCCAGCCGTTCCACCGCGTGCCGGTGATGTGGCGCGCGATGGCCGAAAGCGACTGGTAAGGCCGCCCCTCGAATTCGAAGTCGTTCATGCGCACCGTGACGACGTGCTGCACGCCCTGCCATTCCCGGATCAGGCGCGTGCCGGCCAGCGGGCGGCTGTCGGCGCGGATTCGGCGCAGGACGACGTTGCCGCCATCCAGTTGCTCACCCAGCGCGACGAGCCGGTCGACGGTCTCGGGCTTCAAGCCGCCATAGGCCAACTCCTGCACCCTGTATGACAAGCGACTGACCAGATAGGGGCGGTTGAAGGGCGGCGGCTCCTTTCCGAACAACTCCCGCCACTGCTCCTTCAGCGTGGCCGTGGGCGCCGCCTGTAGCGCGGCGAGCCGCCCCAGCACCTGCGTCGGTGGGATCTTCGGGATGGTGGGCGCCGGCGCGGGCGCGGCGGTGGATCGTCTGGTCATGCGAGTCCCTTCCTGTTGGGGTTCGCATGCAGGCGCTGCCTGGCAGTGAAGTGGAGGCGAATGTCTCCCGACCCCCGAGCCTCTCGGCGGGCGCGGCTGCTGAGCCGCAGCTTCACCCGCGACATTCCCAGCGCTGGGAATATCGCGAGGGCGCATCTCGCGGGGATGGTGCTTCGCAGGGTTCGTCCGGGCATCGAGATCCAGCACGCATGGTTGTGCCTCTCATATACGGATCGGCCCGCCTGAATTTCCCAACCCCTGCCGATCGACACGGCGGCTCTCATGTTCGGTGCTGCGCTCATTGGCGCCATCAAGCACATCGAGATGGGCCTTCGGGAGCGCGTTCTTGTAGCGCGCGTAGCGCTGCGCAAACAAAGGAAGCGGTGCGCAGACGGCGTAGCGCGCGGGGGCGACAAAGCGGCTGACCGCTGAAATGTCAGCGACGCATCTGCCGCGAATCCGTTCTGCGCGCATCGTCGCCGCTGTGCCGGCATCGGTCGCGTGGCGATGGTGGTGATTGGCATGCGGAGCCCTCCGCCCATCCATTACCCAGCAAGGCGGAAATCCGTCTCAGCCGCTTTGTGGCAAGCGCGCGCCACCCGTGGAATGCGGCTGCGCTGCACCTGCTTCCCGCCCGCAGGAACCAGGCCGCCCTTGGGCCCAGATCCAAGCTTGGGGGTTTCAATGCACAGTTTGCAGTATCGACCGCCTACCAAACGCAACTGCAACTGCTCTCCCTCAGTCATGAGGTCATCTTGAAGGGGTCTTGATTTACCCAACGTGCTTCGTCGTAGCGGCGCGTAGTCATTCGTATGCGGTCTATGCTTAGAAGGACTGGACCGGAAATCAATCTCGTGGTTCTATGGGCATGGGTAAATCTGCGGACGCCGCCCGCCGCGGCACCTCCCCACACCACGATCTGCCGACCCGCTGAGACGTTTTCGCGGGTCCCTCGGTAATCAATAAGGAGGGGGCCGCGCGCTCCCCACCGATCGCAACCTGCCACACCGGCGCACCTCGAATTCCCATCGCGGGGAAGTCGGTCCGCCATCTGTGGCCAGCACGAGGAGACCGCATGGGCCACGACCTCGACGATTTGCGCCGCGCACTGATCGCCAGCTGGCCCGCGCTGCTGGAGGAACTGCTCGGCAAGCCTTCCCGGCGCACCGCACGCCAGTGGCGCTGGAACCGCCGCGGCAGCCTCTCTGCGGTGATGAGCGGCGCAAAGCTCGGCACCTGGTTCGATCATGCGGCGGGCGGCGGTGGCGGCCCCTTTGAGCTCATCGCACGCGAGCGCGGCGGCGACTGGCGCGATGCCGCCGATTGGGCGCGGGCCTGGCTCGGCCTGCCGGCCTGGGCACCTGCCGAACGTGCGCCCACACCTGTCCCGGAAATCGTCCTGGCACCGCCAGCAAACGATGTGGATCCCGCTGACCAGCACCGCATCGCGCGCCGTGCCGCGCAGGCACAATGGGAGCATGCAGGGTCCGCCGATCCGGATCAGGCCTATCTCCGCCGCAAGGGCGTGCAGCCCTTCGGCATCCGCATGGACATGGGCGGCACGCTCATCATCCCGCTGGTCGATCTGGACGGCACCATCCACAGCATCCAGCGCATCTACGAGGATGGCACCAAGCGCTTTCTCTCCGGCGGCGCCAAGGCGGATCACTTCGCGCTGATCGGCGGGCCACTGGAGAACGCGCCTGCCATCCTGCTCTGCGAGGGCTGGGCCACCGGCGCTACGGCCCACGCCGCCACCGACCTGCCGGTAGTCGCCGCGATGGACGCGGGCAACCTGGTGCGCGTCGCGCCACTGGTCCAGGCGCGCTTCCCGGACACCACCCTGGTGATCCTGGCCGACAACGACATCAAGCCGGGCCGTGACACCAATCCAGGCGTGGAAGCCGCCACCGCCGCGGCACGTGCCACCCAGTCCCTGCTCGCCATTCCCCCCATCCCGGGCGACTTCAACGACCTCGCCGCGGCCTGCGGGACCGACGCGGTGCGCGACGCGATCTGGGCCGCCGCACCGTTGGCCCCTGCGAGGCCGACCTATCCGCTGGCCATCCTCGACCTCACCAGCATCCGCGCCACGCTGGATGATCAGGTCGCCGAGTTCATGGCCGATGTAGCAGCGCATTGGATGGCCGACCCGCTCGACGCCGATTGGGAGCCGGCCGGACCGCCCTGGGCAAGCGCATCGCCTGACGGCGCCGCCGAGCAGCGGGAGGCGGCGTGCTCCTAGATTTCAACGCCGAGCCCCGCCCGCCGCGTCTCGCCCTGCCGGTTGGCGTGGGCCTCGGCAAGACCAGGGCGATGCAGCGCAGCGTCGCCGGACTGCTGCGCAGCGAGGCCCTGCGCGGCCGCAAAATCGTCATCGGCGTGCCGCGCCACGATCTGGCCGAGGAGCAGCGAGAGGCCTTCTACGCGCTCGACGTGGACGCGATGGTCTGGAAGGGCCGAACCGCACCCGACCCGACGCCAGACAACCCCGAACGCCTGATGTGCCTCGACCCCTTGGCGCCCTTTGACGCGATGGAGGTGGAGCGCATCGTCGAGACCACCAGCTGCAAGGTCACGCGGCGTGGGGTCACGCATATCTGCCCGCTCTACACCTCCTGCGGCTACCAGGCGCAGAAGCCCCGGCTCGAGACAGCCCAGGTCGTGCTGACGGCGCATGACACGCTGTTCCACCAAGCCCCCAATGAACTCGGTGCTGTCGGCCTGCTGGTGCTGGATGAGGGGTTTTGGGGCGCGGGGCTGCGTGGCACCGACGGCAAGGCGCTGCTGACGCTGGATGGGCTGCGGCCGCATCTCGGCACGGTGCAGTGCTACACCTCACGCAACCAGGAGGATTGGGAGGCGACGGCCGATCTCGCAGCTCAGCGGGAACGGCTGTGGAAGGTCCTCTACAGCGCGAGCAACGGGCCGCTCTCCGTCGTCGCGCTGCACGCCGCCGGGCTTACGCCGGAGCGCTGCCGCCAGGCCGCGGGCCTCGAGCATCGCCGCATGCGCAACCCTGGCATCACCCCCGGCATGGATCCGGGCGAACGCCGGCGCCGCATCACTGCCGTGCTCCCGAAGGAGGGCGAACCCTGGGCGCCGCCCAACCGCGCCGCGGCCATGTGGTTGCTAATCGCCGAGGCGCTGGAAAATGACCACGATGTCGCCGGCGCAGTACTGGTCGATAGCATGTCGGAGAACGGCACGGTCCGCTGCCTCCGCCTCACCTGGCGTGCCGATCTGCGCGATGGCTGGGGTGCCCAGGGACCGATCCTGCATCTCGATGCCACGCTGCGGCCCGAACTCGTCACACCCTTCATCCCAGACGTCACCATCGCCGAGCCGCTGATGGCGACGGAGCCGCATGTGCGCGTGCGCCAGATCCTCCGCGCGCCAGTGAGCGCCAAGGCCCTGACGCCGGGCGAGGATGCCAAACCCCGCGATCGCAATGCTGCCGAGAACCATCGGCGCCAAGTCTCGGCCCTGATCGCCCTGCGCGCGGCCAGCCTGCGCGGTCGCAGCGCGTCACCGCCCGACCTGCTGATCATCGCCCAGAAGGCAGCGGTGGATGCGCTGCGGGCGGCCGGGCTGCCGCGCAACGTCCAGGCGGTGCATTTCAACGCCCTTAGCGGCATCGATCGCTGGCGCAGCGTCGCCGGGCTGATGGTACTGGGCCGCACGCTGCCGGCGCCGCTCACAGTGGAGGCGCTGGCCGCCGCGGTGACCAACTGCCCCCCGCTCGCCAGCCGCGGCGATGTGACCTGGTGGTACGAGCAAGAGGAGCGGCGCATCGCGCTGGCCGATGGCGGTGTGCACGCGCTGCCGGGCGCGACCCATGCCGATCCGACCGTCGAGGCTATCCGCTGGACGATCTGCGAGGGGGAACTCATCCAGGCCATCGGGCGCGGCCGGGGGGTGAACCGCACGGCGGCGACGCCGCTGGAGGTCGATCTGCTCACCGACGTCGTGCTGCCGGTCGCGGTGCATGAGGTGCTGGACTGGGACGATGTTTGCCCCAGCCGCCAGGACATGATGGCGGCCTCGGGCGTGGTGCTGGAGAACGCCGCGGACATGGCGCGGGCGTTTCCCGACCTTTGGCCGAGCCACGACGCCGCCCGCCAGCAGAAGGCGAGGAGTGTGACATCCTGCTATTATAGGGATCTCTCTAATAGCAGAACGTCACACTCATCCTCGGTTGTCGCCTACCGCCCAGCCGGGCCGGGGCAGAAGGACCGGACAACGCGGTTCGACCTCGTCCTGATCCCCGATCCCCGCGCCTGGCTCGAAGCCAAGCTCGGGCCACTCGCCCATTTCGAGATGATCGGCGGCGCAACCCCGCAGCCCGCGACACCCCCCATTCCCGATGCCCGCGCGCGCCTCACCGCGCTCAGCGCCCGGCTCGACGCTGCCCTCGCGCAGCGCATCACGCATGACCGCGCCCGCCTCACGGCGCTGTCCCACCGCATGGAAGCCGCTCAGCCCAACCCGGCCGCGGCATGACCGGCATCGCAGCCGCGGTGCCGTAACTCAAGCTCGGAGAGCTTCATGGATCAGGACAACACCATCACCGTCTATCGTGCCGGCACCTTCACCGCTGAGCCGCAGCCGCCTTGGATGAAGTCCGTCCGCGCTGCGGCGAAAAAGATGGAGGATTGGGACAAGGCCCTGGAGCGCGTCCTTGGGGAACGTGTCGCGCGCACCACTGTCGACAGTCCCGCCTGGACGGAGGCCGAGGTCGCCGTGCGGCGCACGCCAGGCGGCGGCTACTTCGTCGACATGATGGCGGTGGAGTTCACGCACGCCGAAATCTGGATCCCGGATCCGGGCGACTGGCTGCCGTTCAATGCGAGCTACGTCGATCCGTTCCTGCTGACGCGCGCGACGATCCGGCAGAACCAATGTCTCGATCGCCTCACCAATGCGCTCATCGCATTCGCGCGGCATGGCGAGGACCTGCACATCAATCGCATGACCGGCGAATCCCGCATCGACGAGCGCGAGGACCTGGAGCGCCGCAAGCGCCACGAGGCACGCACGCGCGCTACCACTGCCCAGAACGCCTGAAGGGAGACGAACATCATGGCCAAGCGCAGCAAGCGTCACGTCCCGACCCTGGAAGAACTGTCCAAGCCCTCGCGCTGGCGTCTCCAGCATGGCGCGTTCAGCGAGCCCATCCGTGACGCCGATCCCGATACCGGCACACCCGTGCAGCATCGTCGCGCGGTGGACTCCATCGCCGCCATGCTCGGCAACGGCACCATCACCCCGGAGATGCACGAGGCCGGCGCGATGTTTCGCACGCAGTTTCGTGCCGCCGCGCTGGATGGCATGCGCACCACACAGCTGCTCCGAATCCCCGGTGCCTCTGCCGACACCATGACCGAGCGCCAGGTCTCGGCACGGCAGCGGGTGCTGTCCGCGCTGGATGCCCTGGGCGGGCTGCACAGCCCGGGCGGCTCTGCCGTCTGGCACGTGCTCGGGCTGGAATGCTCGATCCGCGAATGGGGATCGCAGCAGGGCTGGCAGGGACGCCCCATCGCGCCAGCCCAGGCGCAGGGCATGTTCACCGCGGCCCTGGCGGTGCTGGCCATGCACTATGGGCTGGCGCCGCGCCCGCGCATGGCGGCGTGAAGTGAGGCGGCGCGATGCGCTCATGCGAAAGATCGGAAGGCAACGCATGAGTGCATTGCGCCGTGGAATCTGCGGCGCGTAGGTTCTCAGCACGTCGGGAATTCGCGCCTCCCCCGATTGTCGAGGCCATGGTTCCTTCCGGGCCCCGCTGTATGCGGGGGGCGGAAGCGCGCAAGGTCGCTAGCGCCAGCCGAAAATTATGGGCACCACCGGGCACCACGGCCGGCGAATTCGCCCAGCAACGCATTGATAAATTGATTCTTTACCGCGTCCGCGGCTGGTGCCCATGTCCGGCCCAGGCACCGGGCTGCACGCCAGGCGATCCCCTTGCCGGAGATACCCATGACGGAACGCACCAACTCCGGCCGGGAATTGGCTCGCCGCCTCGGGCTCAACCATACCTCCATCCTGAAGGCCGAGCGTGCGGGCCGTATCAGCCGCGACGCCGACGGCAGTTGGGATGTTGTGCGGGTCCGCCAGGACATGCTGGCCACGGCGACGCCGGGCCGCTCGCCGCTGGTGTCGCCGGCCGAGACAACTGCGATCGAGCGGCTCGCTTTGGCCCGCCTTGCCCTCAGCGTCGAAGCGCAGCGCGTCGCTCTGGACCAGGACAAAGGGCGGCTGATGGATGTCGTCACCGCCGACCATCGCATCGATGAGTTTGCCGCCGGCATGCGCGATGCGGTGCTGAACTGGCCGGCGCGCGTGTCGGGGCTGATTGCTGC